GTGCTGCTGCTGCCGAGCGTGGTAAACGCGCCCGCCGCCGCCGTGCTGCCCCCGATAGCCGTCCCGTCAATCGTCCCGCCGTTGATGTCCGCCGTGTCGGCCACGAGCGAATCAATGTTCGCGGTCCCGTCGATGTTCAGATTGCGCCACTCGTGGCCGGTCACGCCGAGGTCGTAGGTGTCGTCGGTCGCTGGGTTGATGTCGCTCGCCACCCGGGCCTTGAAATCAACCGTGTCTGAGTTGCTGCTGCCGAGGGTTGTGTTGTCGTTTACCGTAAGCGAGGTAGCGGTCGCCGCTCCCAAGGTCGGAGTGACCAGCGTTGGGCTGGAGGCAAACACAAGCGCACCCGTGCCGGTCTCGTCCGTAACTGCCGCCGCAAGGTTCGCGCTCGATGGCGTGCCAAGGAACGTCGCAACACCAGACCCCAAACTCGTAATCCCTGTACCACCATTGGCAACCGCTAACGTGCCAGCCAACGTAATCGTCCCAGAACTTGTGACCGGCCCACCGCTGGTGGTCAATCCAGTCGTTCCGCCGGAAACGTCTACGCTTGTAACCGTTCCCGCCCCATTGGTTGTCCACTCAACATCCGTGGCTCCCGAATTAACGGTAAGCACCTTGCCGACATTACCCGTGTAATCGGGCAATAGGTTGTCTCGCGCCCCTGCTGCATCAGTAGCACCTGTGCCACCGTTAGCAATTTGAAGGGTGCCCGTAATCGCATTAAGCGAGTCAGGCGTGTCCAGCAGCAGGGTTTTGAAGACGTCCATTTTACAGGTAGTTAAGCTCTTGTGCCTCAATCACGGCATCAGTTGATGCCTCACGAATGGCCTTTGCTGTTGTAACCATTTGCCGCGTCCAATACGCTGAACTTCCAGAAGGCATACGGAAACCAATGCTCGCCGTTGGGTCTGTCACTCCGTCAAAGGTAACACGAACGTCCGCCCCACCAATCTGAACAAGAACATGGGTTGTGCCGCTATTTAGCGACCAATTAAGTACGTTCTCCGCAGCAGCCCCAATTGTGTTCTGCCTGTGAATGGTACCGTTCTGGGCAATCGCCTGAGACGGTGTATTTACGATGCGTGCGTTAGCCATGATCTTTAGACGGTAAAGGGTGAAGCCTGAACAGCAGCATCTGTGGTAGCGGCGCGGATCATCTTAGCGGCATCAGCCCGACGAGCAGACCAGAAGTCCATGTACCCGCTCTTAAACAGGTGCCCATTGCTGGCAGTCGGCGTAGAGCCATCAAACGTAACCATGATGTCGGCACCCTGGACATCAACAAAAACAAACTTGGTGTTCTCGTTGTAGAACGTGGACGCAAAGCTCACGGCAGCAGTTGACACCGTAAGCCGCTGGTCGGCCTCCCCCGGCGTTGGGACTGGGTAAAGATTAACTGAAAATGTGTTAGCCATAAATTAACGTGATTGACGTGAGATGTATGTTGAAATGCGCCGGTAAAGCGAGTTGTTGTTCCTCTGTGTCTCTGCCTTTTCCAATTCTATCATTAGGTATTGCTGGGCAACCTGCTCCTCCGCCATAGCCTTTTCAATCTGGCCATCCATCCGCAGGAAGTCGGCATAAGCGGCATGAGCCACATACTGGAAATACTCGTCTGGGATGTCCGTGGAGTTTACCGTAAATGGCACGCCCGAAGCCTTAATAAACCCAACCCAGAAGCCGTCAAGGCTACTGTAATTGTTAATGACGTGCGCCCCATCGAAGTCCACATAGAACTCGTACTCGTTCGCGGAAACGATGTTCAGGGGGTTGTTTGCCCAAATGCGGTTAAAGGACTCAATCTCCGGGATGGCCACCGCAATAACCGTACCGCTGCCTGTGTACGTCTCGCTGCCTGTCCCTGTGGTCAGCTCGTATGTAAATGTGTCATTGGTCACCGTTGTTGTGTCAACGCCCGTAACCTGAAACGTACCATTAGGCGTAACCGTTCCAGACAACCCAGCAACCGTAACGTACATCCCATCAACGAAGTCCACCGCAGTAGAGCACACAGCCGTAACCGTTGTGCCGCTTCGTGACGCTGATGTAATCGACTTGCTTGACGGGGTAAAGGTTCTGGCAATCACCCCATTGACCGCAGGACGCGCCTGCGCCCCAATGATGTAACGAGGCCACACCTGACTAGACCCGTAAGCCTGCCGAATACGGCGGTTTACGAAGTTCAGGATGCTGGTCTGCTCGTTGCTCGTAAAGTTTGAAACGCCGCAAAGCGACCTAATCAAACTAAACAGGTCAGTGTAGGTTCTATTGGTCACAGTTTATTGGGCGAAAGATGGGGAAACTTCTTCTGGAAATACTTCATGAACTCGCGGGAATGGAGTTCCTTGTGGCCGTACTTCTGCTGCATGCGGAAGAACTCCCACTCAGGGATAACGCCAATGCAACGACCCAGACCTGGCAAATCCTTCTTCTGGACACGCTCCCGAGCCTGCTCCGCAGCCTGCATCTCCTTAGCTTTCTCCATCTCCTTCTTCAGCTGCATGCCAGTCTTAATCTCACGAATGAGGGCATCATGAATCTGCCCGTCGTGGTACTTGGGAAACGATGTAATTAACTCCATAAAAAAGGGGCCACCCGTATAGGTGGCCCCCATTATAACAGACTCCTGATTCCTTAGACTCGGGAGAAGTCGATCACCTGAAGGGCGATCACAATCTCACCAGCCGTAATGGAAGCAATAGCCGCATCGTTCACCTCGATAACAACCGGGGTGGCCGTAGCAACCATCTTGACCGGCAGAACGCCACCCGCGATGGTCGTTGTACCAGCAGCCTGAACGAACGCATCGCCAGTGTTGGCGACGGGCGCGGTCATGGCGTCAACGTCAAGAGCGTCGATGAACTCGTCCGGGTCGGCCAGAGTTGTGCCAACGTCGATCACGAGAGAAGTGGAGCCAACAATGGCTGTCTTCTCCCAGACTACGCAGGACAGAACACCGGAACCAGCCGGGAGCTTGAACAGGTTCTTCTGACCACCGTTGCCGATGGCCTGAAGATCCGTGAAGGACAGCTTAGCAACATAGTTGATAAGCGTACCAGCGGACTCGTTAATTGTCAGTTGTGGCATTTGATTTATTAGCTGAGGACCGTGATCTTGCCGTGGGCACCGGGATGGTTGACCAGCAGCGTGAGGGTTGTGTCAACATAACCACGCTCGCCACCACCGAGGTTTGGCAGGCGGGTCGAACCGAGGCCGATCAGCTCCGCCACACCGTAGTAGTCGGGGTTGACCAGATAGCCGCTGTCCCTGTTAACCGTGTCTGGAGCGCAGTCAGGGTTCATGTTCACGATGCTGACCATACCATGATCAGACTCGTACATCTCAACCGCGAGCTTGATGGTCTTGCTGTCCGCAGTCTGTGTAACCTGACGGTACACCGTGTTGGTGCTGCCGGAGGTACGGGCGTAGTCAGCAATGACGCGACGAAGAGCCGTGTCAGCAACCAGCGTGAGGTTGTTCGTTGTGCCAGTCACGCGATAGATCGACGTGATGAGGTCATTGAACGCGCTCTCCGTGAGGGAGCCCGAGGAGTGAATCGAGGCAGCAGGAGTGCGGTAAGCCGCCGGAACGTCCGATGGGCCAGCCGAGTCAATCCAGTCACCGAGACCACGCAGACCGTAAACGGTGCCAGCACCGTCTTCAGCCGAGCGATCATTTGTGGAGCACAGGGTCGCTTCCACGTCACGCTTGATCTCGCGGACAGCCTTGGCCTCAGCCTGGGCAATCTTCGCGGGACCAACGGACTCCACGGCGTTCTGAAGATCAGAAACCATGAAGTCGCGGCGGAACTTCTGGACGTAATTGCCCAGACGAGCGCGACCGCTGAACTTGTCGGTAAAGGAGGTGACATCGGCACCCTCCGCAACGCCGGTCGTAACCGGAGCCGAGAGGCTGTCAACTGTCCACTCAACGAATGTCGCACTCGCCTTGCTCTTTGGAGCAGACGAAAGGACGGGGGTCTCCTCGGGGGCGAGGATGGTCAGGATATCCGTGAGGTCTTCACGGTTGGAGACACCAGAACCGGGATTGGTTGTGTCGAATGTATTAGAAAAGGCCATGATGAATAATTACTATTTACGTTTAGAATGCTGTAGGGCGCGGAGAGCAATGAAGTCCGTCGTAGCACCAGATGAGCTAAACCGTTGCTGAATGTCTTTCACGGCCTTGACGGCGCGTGTCTCAGGCTGCTCGCTCTGGGCAGAGCTGCTTGCCTGCATGGAAGGAGGACTAAGACGCGCAGACGGCTTTGACTCGACAATGGGCCTGCGCCCGTAAATCGAGTTTGCTGCGTGGGCCACCATGTATTCCATGTATGGCTCCAGATCGGGAACAGACTTCATTGCCTGCTTGAGAAGAGGACTCTCCTTCAGGATTTCGTACTGTTTCCGCACATCGTTGTCATCGCCCTGCATCCAGTTAAGCTCTGTCTTAATCGCTTCCGCAAACTGCTGCTTAACAGCAACGCGATTCTGACGGGCATTAACCTCTGCAAGTTGAGCCGGGAGGAAGTCCTTGCGAGCCTTTTGAGAGTCTCGCATAACCTTACGCACCTGCGCCTTAGTGTAGTCCTTGCCATCAATTGTGGCCACAATGTCTTCGGCACCGAGGTGCTCGTTGTGCCACAGAATATCTTCTGCCCACTCAATGGCCTCATCCACTTCCTTGGCTTTGGCTTGAAGCTTCTCCACCGTATCAATGTCACCAAAAGGATTGTTTTCAATCTTCTTGGTTTCCAGTGGATCCTTCTGCGTATCCCGCTTGACTAGTTCCTGCTTCAGAGCATTAAGCTGTTCCTCGGCTTGCCTACGTTTTGCGGTAAGCTCACCGTATCGGGCTACTGCGCGACTGCCCAGCTTTTCAGCTAGTTCGCGCAAATCCTGCTCTGACATGGACTCTAAGTCAATCTCCTTACTTGACTTTGAAAGAACATCCGACTCCTCTGCGGGCTGTTGTTCGGACTCGTTAACGCTCTCCGCCTTCGGCGCGTTACTGGTCTCGTTCTCAGGAGCTTCCTGTGAACGATTTTCCTCAACCTCCTGCTGAGTTACCGGCTGTACAACCTTAGCGTTAATTACCTCGGAGCTAATCTTAGGCTCCCCAATAACTCCCGCCTTGGCCGCTTTGCGCTGGTGTGCATACATACCGAACGCAAGGTTATCTGACTGTTCCACTGCATTTTTGACACCCGCAGCGTTGGGTGATTGGACTTCATTAGACATAGTTCGCGCTCTCTATTCGCCGGAGCGGTTGCGATGGGGCATTATAACGCACCTTTTTGGTGCATTAAAAAAGAGCCTATTGCATGCCCTGACGCTTCCTGAACAGGATGTCTTCTGCTTTGCACATCTTCAGGATTTGGTCGTACACCAATATCTGGCCTGAGATTTGTTGCATCTTTTCAGTTGGGGCATCGAACAGAGCGGAGATGCAAGCCTCGCGCTCTTCGCTAATTGATTGCAAGAAGTCCGCAAACTGCGAAACGTGAGACAGGTGATCCAACGATTTTTCTAATGACATAATTTACTGCTGAGGCATTGCCTGAGTGTTCACGTTGCCCATAGCCGCTGGCTGGGTTCCAATGCGACCAATCTGGGCGTTCTGGGACTGCTGCATCTGGAACGTGTACTGCGCGGCGTACTTCTCGATACGGCCACGGAAGGACTCGTCCTGCTGCAAACGCTGCGCCACGTCCGGCTGCTGGGCGTACTGCTGGAGAATTTGCAGCGCAATTTGCGCCCCGTTAGGACGGGCAGGCATTTCAATGCCAGCAAAGATTTTGGTGAGGTCATCCGTAACGCTCTTGACCACCTGCTGCTGCGCCTGCTCCACCGGCTGGAGAATCGAATCGGCGGCAATTGGATCAATGGCGTTTGCAGACATTTCGATCAGAGTGTCTGGGTTGATGCGCCCATTGCGATCAAGCTGCATCAGGCTCACAAGCTGGTTCAGCTTGGACTCCTGCGTTTCTGGATCGGAGTTCAGAACGTCGTAGGCAATAACGATGTCGAAGTTCTCGTCAGGGTTGCCCTTGTCGAAACGCATTGGATCGGGCACGCCAGTAACGCGGAAGAACACCTGATCGGGACCAAACCGCTGGAAGCAGCGGAAAGTCATCTTAATCACCTCTTGAACGTGGCTAAGGAACTTGTCCAAGATGAACTGACGCTTAACCCCAGACAGCGGGTCATTTGCGCTAAGGCCAACCAGCCGGTCAGCCACGTCGATTAGGGTGCGCTCCATCTCAACGGAGCCGGGGTTGTACTGCGGCGTAGGGCCAAACTGGAACTCACCGCCACGGCGGTATGGCACAAAGCGGCCCGGTCCCCAGTCGCTGGGGGCGTTGCCCACAGGGTGCATAATCGGAGGCAGGGTGGCCATCGAGTTGCGGTCAATGCGGCTATCGCGCTCCACCTTAACCTGCCACTGGATGCCGCGCAGCGTGTCGGACATGCTCTGCACATCGTACACGCGCTTGGACGCCTCGCTAAGACGGGTAACCACCACCGGATAGTCCTCGTATCCGTTCATCAGCTCAAACTTCGCATAGGGCTTAACGTCGCCCATCTTGGCCGAAAGCTCGCGGTGGAACACCGTGCAGTAGATGCCTTCGGAATTGTCGATTGGGTCAATCAAACGCTGGTAGCCATAGACCACCTCAACCAGTTCGTCGGCCTCGTAAACAACGTCATCCCACAGCAGGGTCTTGCGCGTGTTGTTCTCCTGACCAATGGTGTCCACGTTAACGCCCTTGTAGTGCTCAATAACGTAGTCCACCCACTCCTCGTCCCAGCCCTCGGTGGCAACCTTGTTCTTCAGCTCCTGGGCGGTGAAATAGGTGCGCCAGAAGCAGAACGGGGCACGCTGCGGATCAGCAACGTAGGACGGGAAAAAGAAGTCGCCATCAGGGGTAAGAGCCTGAACCAGCGGGGCATCCACCTGCCGACGGCTTACCGGAATCTCGGCAACGCCGGTCTTCCGCAAATCCTTCAAAGCCTGCTTCGCCCGCTTGTCGTTCACCGTTGGGTAAACAGACTTCAGCATCTGGATCACCTGGTCATCAGCAATCCCCTCTGCCACCGCTGTAGCCAGCGCAGGATCAATTTGGGCAAGCTGGTTAAGATCAAGCCGCTGGAGAAACGTGCGGTCCTCACGCTGCCAGCCGACGTAGGTGATGGCAATACCACGCTCAAGCAGATGGTTGCACGAAGCCTCCATCTCCTTCTTGAAGCGAGGAATGTAACTGCTGACCATCCACTTCAGGAACGAGCTGATAACACGGGCGCGGGCCATGTCTCCCATCTCCACGGGGTACGCACGGATGTTTGCCCGCTGCATGGACGACATCAGTAGTGCCACATAGCTGTTAATGCGCTCATCAATGACGTGCGCCTCAGAGTCAGACGCGCCCTCCCATGGGAAGGCATCCGAGCCGTGCTTGCGAAGATCCCGTGTCTTCCCCGGCCAGATGTTGTTGCGGTCATCGTAGCTCTGGCGGCACTGCTGAAAGTAAGGCTCTAGGTCAGCAAGCGTGTTCTCGTATGCACGACGCAGAGCGTTTACGTTGGGCTCTTTCTCTACATACGTCAGGGATTTCTCGTCGTTGTCGGGAATCATAGGTTTTTGAACTTGTCGATAAACTGGCCAACGGCCCTATGCGTAAAGGTGGGATGTACCCCAATCTTCTCGCAAATGGTACGCGGCTTCAAATTGTCTGGGTTGCCGGTAAGCTCTCTGTAAAGAATCTCGAACCCCAACAGACGATCCACATGGGCATCAATCCAGTCATCATCGCACGTCTCATCCCATGAGGGATGCGTGGCGGTAGGTCGTTCCTGTATTGTCTGTAATGGCATGAACCGGGAATTTCTTGTTCTTGAGTTTACCACGCAGCTTTGGTGGAATTAGGATGGCGCGTTTACCACCAACGCCTTGTATGTTTCCATAAATCCAGCGCGGGTTCGGAGCATCGTGAACGTAATCCGCTTGCAGGACATCTGGAGAAAACTCCGGTATGTCCATGGCTAGCCTAATTTTCACAACAGCACTCTCGGTGAACCATGTGTTCTTCCCGTGGCCCGTGTAGTCCTCGGGCGTAAGCTTCTTTGCCTTGAGCAGCATGAGATCGTTGACGTTAACCCCAAGCTCCTCCGCTAGTTCTGTAATTTTAACTTTCATTAGTAACCTCGTTTTTTCCCTGTTGTCTTCATGCCCGTTGGGTCAATGTAAACGCAAGGAGTTGTTGCCGCGTATCTTAAACAATCAATAGGATCTTTCCACGCTTCCTCTGGACCTGCTGCGCCCGTGTATTCCTTTAGCGCAGCAATCGTGTTCACACAACGATCAGAAATGTAGAAGTGGGGATGATTTGCTGAATCAACCGGAACCTTCGGGTTGTAAGCCATCTTCGTCTGTATCGCCTGAATGCCATCCTCAATCTCTAGCCCCGGCGCAGGGACGAACAGCAAACCCGCATCCTCCAGCTCCTCAATGATGCTACTAGCTCCGGTGAGCCCTGGGCGTTTAGCGGCACCGGCTCTCGGGTCAATCAGTCGCTCAAAGATTTGTTCGTTCTCTTCAGACCGCGTAATGAGGTCAACGTAGTCCCTAATGCCATAGCCAAGCCCCTTGGCCCCATCGCCATAGGACCATTTGCGTCCAGCCCACGTTGCCCAGTCTCCCACGTTGACATCCGGCCACTCACGGTAAACCCAGAACGTCCCATCCTCATCCACGGCTATCCACAACATAAACCAGTTCTTGGAACCGGCAGGATCGAGAATTAGGTACCGCGTCACTCCCTTTCTGGGGATTAGGTCATGGCTGACCACATTGATGCTGGAGTTAAACAGCGGGAACTTTGTGGCCATGCTCTTAGTCGGGATCCCGTACAACCGGCATAGCACCCACTGCTCGTCTCCCTTAGCCAAAGCCTCCTTGGCCACCCGCTCATATCCCGAGAACGGATTGTCCTTTGTGTGCAGGTAGATGATGGCTGCGTCCTGCTTGGCGCACCGCTGCACATACGGAACCATCTTGTTGTTCAGAAGCTCCGCTGGCTTCTCCTCAATGGTCTTAGCCCCTTCCAAGTACTGACGCACCGTTTCCGTGTACCCATCAATCGGCGTAAAGGTTAGGAGCATCTTGGCATTACGGGTAGCCAACCGAAAGGACAGCGTGTTAATCAGGTCGGGGCCACCCAGGTACTCGTCGCACCACGCTCCAAGGTTGGGCACCGTAGGCGCATAGCATCCAAGCTCCAACCCCTCTAGCACCGTCTGGTTCTGCTGAAACTGGCTGTACGTCTTAAACAGGATGCGGCTACCGTTGGCAAAGATGACGCTGTTCCCGGCAAAGCCATTCTGTTTCGTATACGATACATACTCTTCCTGACCAAGCTGCTTGCGCTTAAGCTCAACCGGCAGATGGTGGAATACAGCCGTCTGCTGAACCAGCACCGAAAGCTCAGCGTTCTGGGCAAAGCAAACAATTAAAGACTGCGGGTTGTTCATGCACGCCTTCACCACCATCCACGCCCCAAGCTGCGTCTTAGCCGCACGATTGCCACCCAAAGCCAGCACTGTGTCCACCTTGCCCAGCCACTCCTGAACCACATTCCAATTGGGCAGAACAAACCCATACCTATACGGATCGCCCTCAGAATTGCTGATAGCTTCGTGGTAAACCTTATGCAGCCGAATTAAGTCCTTCGGCTCCATCACAGCCATCTCCTCCACCGTAGGAGGCTTCAGGATGGCATGGTTACGCCACTTAAGAGCCATTGGTCTCCGTAACGTTAATCGGGATGGCGTCAGCCTGGAGCTTAGCCTTAGCCGCCGCAATCTCCTTCATGGCATCCTCAAGGGTAATCCCCACCACGCTGTGCTGCACCCGTATGGTGTTCTCACCCATAGCAGACATGGCCTTATCCTGATAGATGCCGTACATCAGCGCAGCATCCCTAGCATTGAGCTTTCTAAGCTCCTCTGGGTCCGCCGCCAATTGATCCATCTTTGCATTAGCAATGAGCCGTGCCTTCTCCGCCAGCTCCACCCCATCCTCCGCAAACCGCTCACGATGAAACTCAATGGTCTGCTTGTGCCGCTTCCGCAGCGCAGCTATCTGCCCAAAGGACAACCCCGTTGTCTTCATGATGCAGTTGGGGCTATCCCCACGCCCCATCATCTCCAACGCCTGTGCTGACTCCTTGGGCTTCTGCACCTCAGTACTCTGCGGGTTGCTCACCTTTGCCACCGACGCAGCCACACTTGCTCCTACTAATGCCATATCAAGTAGACTTGCGGACAAACTTGTGGCTGCTTGTACTCCAAGGCATTACAAGTGTTACGTCCACAGAAACTGGACCAATGCACATCCAAATCATCGCCTCATCCTTAACGCAATAGCTATTGCGCGTGTAGGTTACGTTAGCACCAATCGCAATGCGGTCAAGGTCGTAGTCAACGGAAAACAACCCAAACCCAACCCACACCGACCAGTATCTGTGCGTCTTCATGCACACACCGCATCAAACTTGCAAATGGTTGTCAAGCGTTGTGTAATGTCCGATAGATCAAACGCCATTGCGCCTAGTGCCTAATAAGCCAATCAAATACGGCAACCACACCTTTCTTTTGAAACAAACAGCACATAGCCTTTGTTTCCAAAGATGAGCCCATCTGGCAACTACCCCGCCACATTGCGCCTCACTTTGGCCTGACAGAACTGACACAATACCCACCCCCCTTAAGTTTGCTTGACACACTTTCACTAAACCCCTTAAAACCCCGTTAGGGGCGCACAACGTGCGATCCGAGGCTCGGTGGCCTCGGGCTACTGCGTGCGCGCCACAGCCACGAATGCGCCATTTAGCCTTTTTTTTAGGGACGGGCGGATGAATTAGTACATCAGCGGCGCAGCGCAGGTCGAACCCCCTCCCCCCTAGGCTAGGCTAACTTAGTTAGGTGGTGCTAACATTCTTAGGTGCGGCTAACATTCTTAGGCGAGCCTAACATTCTTAGGCGAGGCTAAGAGTCTTAGGCTGGCCTACGCAAAGCAAGTGCAATGCGATTAAAATAGGAAGCTCCGCT